TGCAGTGACTGAAGTACCTGCAATGCCTGTTATAATTTCTAGCTATGCTACTCTTAAAAGTTGTAGGGCAGAATTAATAGATGTTTCTATAAAGTTAGAATACAAATTAATTGTTAGTCCTACGTTGGGATACACAGCACAGAAAAAGACAGAAGAAAAAACTACTGTTGCTTTCTGTGCTAAGAATATACAGAGTATATAATGAACTCTAGTCCATTAGAAATATACCCTGTTCATGTAGCTCCATCATTAGCACCTGTAGGTCAAGGTTTACTTATTGAGCCAGCAGTGAACAAAGTAAATGCAGAGTATCTTGTTGTTCAACCATCAAGAGAACCATACGGGATTCCCGTAGAGTACACAAAGAGGGTATGGGTATGCTAGCGGAATTAATGATAGCTAATGCAGCCTTTGCAGTTATCAAGCAAACATTATCTAATGGTAAAGATATTGCTGATGCTGGATCGGCTGTTACTAAATACTTTAGTGCAAGTCAGTCTATACATCAAAAAGTAAAACTAGGTACAGGTGACGTATTAGCTGCCTACCAAGCAAAACAAGCTATAGAACGTCAAGAAAAAGAACTGGCTTGGATGCTAAACAAGCAGGAAATACAAGGCTATTATAAGTATCAACAATTTAGAGAAGAGTTTTATAAGAAACAAAAAGCAGATGTTAAGAAACAAAAAGCAAAGGATAAGGAAATTAAGGATACTCTGGTACTAGCAGGTCAGGTTGTAGGAATACTTATAACTATCCTAGCTGCTTTCTTTGGTGTAGTTATGTATCTTAAATATTAAATATGAGTGATCCTAAATTGACAGAAATAGAGAAAGATGAAATAGCTGAGTTGGCTGCACAGAAAGCATATGATAGATTCTATCTAGCAGTGGGCAAGTCAGTTGTTAAGAAGTTAATGTGGATTATAGGGGCAAGTGCATTTGCTTGTTGGTTATATTTTAAAGATGGAACTTTTTAGTAAGAGGTAGGTTATGTTTGGTATGCCAATAGAAGTTATCACATTGCTGTTAAGCGTCCTAGGAGGCGCTGTAATGAAGATGATGGCACAGGCACAGAAGGATAAGGCTGATCAGCAAAAGATGCTCATGCAGCAATTCTCGGCCTCTGAGGACAGTGTAGCAGCAGCACGTAGCTATGATACTCCTAATGCACAATGGATCAGGAGATTCCTAGTGGTGTCCTTCATGGGCATGGCTATGTTTATTCTTATTGCTCCTATCTTAAACCTACCAACAGTAGTACCAGTAGAAGTAACCAGTGGATTTAAACTTTTATTCTTTGACTTTACTACAACAGTAACAGAGTGGAGAACACTAGAAGGAATGGTTACTCCTGAGTGGTTGCCTCATGCAATCATGTCAGTTGTTGGTATGTACTTTGGTCAATCAATTGTAGCGAGAAAATAACTCTTGACTTTTAAACAGAAATATGGTATAATCCTATGAATTACTTAGCAGCAATCAACTCAGTTCTTGTACGTCTACGAGAGCGAACAGTAGAATCTATTAATGAGAATGATTATTCATCTCTTATAGGTACTCTTATCAATGATTCAATTCAAGAAGTAGAACAAGCATGGGACTGGTCTGCCTTACGTCAGACTCTAACTGTTAATACTACTAATGGTGTTTTCAATTACGAACTAAATGGTTCTCAGAACAGCATCAAGGTTCTAAGTGTTGTTAATGTATCAACTCAAAGTGATGTTAATTATCAGACTGCTAATTGGTTTAATGATAGATACTTAACTCCATCTCCAGCCACTGGTTCTCCTAGTTACTACTCTTTCAATGGCGTTAGCACTGATGGGGATACTCTTGTTGATCTATACCCTAAGCCTGATGCTGTGTATACAGTTCGATTTAATGTTGTCCAACGATCAGAAGATTTAGAATCACCATCCACTAGAATACTATGTCCTCATCGTCCTATAGTTTTGTTAGCTTATGCTAAGGCTGTAGAAGAGAGAGGTGAAGATAATGGTCAGACAGGTAACAGTGCTTACATGGCAGCAGCTAACTCTTTATCTAACGCAATCGCCTTAGATGCATCAAAGCATCCAGAAGAGACAGAATGGTATAGTGTATGAAACAATTAGTTAGTCAGTCCATTGCAGCTCCTGGCTTTTTTGGGTTAAACACACAGGAAAGTAGCATTACTTTAGCTAGTGGCTACGCATTACAAGCAGACAACTGTGTAATAGATGCTGAAGGTAGACTAGGTGCGCGTAAAGGGTATATTTATAATACTTCTTCTGGTGGTAACTCTTCTTCTCTTGTAGGAATGCATGACTTTGTAGGTTCTACAGGACACTTAGGGTATATTACTTGGGGCAATGGTAAAATATATAGAGGTCTTGGTACACTCACTGCTATATCTACAGGACATGGGTCTGCTAATGATTGGCAAGCTGCTTCACTAGGAGGTGCTGTATACCTAGCACAAGCTGGTAAGCCTATGCTTAAAGTAGCTGCTAACTTTTCAGTATCTACTCATGCCACTACATCTTCTAATCATCAGTTCTCTTTTGTAACTTCTGCTTATGGTAGGTTATGGGCTGGGGGTACTGCTACAGATAAGTACACACTGTATGGCTCTAACTTAGTTGATGGTTCCTTTGCTTCGGGTTCTACTTTATCTTTAGACCTTAGACAGATATGGACTAATGGTGGAGATGAGATTGTAAGTGTTGCTGGCTTTAACGGACGAGTCATTGTATTTTGTAAACGATGTATTGTAATACTTGGTGATGATAACAATGCAGATTTAACTATTGAACCTGCTAAATTATCAGTAGTCGAGGTACTAGAGAATGTAGGATGTGTGTCTAGGAAGTCCATACAGGCCGTAGGAAACGACATCTACTTCCTAGCTAACTCAGGTCTACGTTCTTTAACTCGTGTCATACAAGAGAAATCTAACCCCTTAGCAGACCTATCTATTAATATACGTGATGATCTAGTAAAAATTATTAATCTATCTACTACTAGCCCTGAGAATGTTACAGCAATTTACTCAGCATCTAATGCTTTCTATTTATTACTATTCCCTAGTTCTAAACTAATCTATTGTTTTGATACTAGAGGAAGACTAGATAATGGTGGACTACGGGTAACTAAATGGGTAGACACTGAAATACTTAGTGGGCTGTCTGCATTTGATGGTACTCTTTTCCTAGGGCTAGTTAATGGAATAGCAAGGTATACAGGATTTCAAGATGGGGGAGCGCAGTATTACTTAGCCTATCGTACAAACCACTTTGACTTTGATCAGCCTACAGTTAATAAAATAATAAAGATTGTAGGCGTAACTGTTATAGGAGGTAGTGGACAGAACTTCTCTGTTAAAGTAGGCACTGATTATTCTGATCAACCAAGGTCTTACAACAGAACTATAAAACAAAGTGCTGTGTCTGAGTATGATGTTGCACAGTATAATATTTCAGAATATACAGGCGGTGGTTTAACGGATCGTATTAAGGTTCCAGTAGGAGGTCAAGGTAGTGTAATTCAATTAGGTTTTGAGGCTTACATTAATGGTGATCAATTATCAATTCAAAAGTTTGACGTTTATGTTAAACAAGGTAGAACTAACTAATGAGTAATTATACTAAGTCAACTAACTTTGCTGTTAAGGATGGACTCAGTGCAGGTACAGCAGCTAAACGAGTACGTGGTACAGAGATAGATGATGAGTACAATGCTATCGCTGTTGCTATAGCTACTAAACCTAACACTAACAACACAGCATTAACTGGTGTACCTACTGCCCCAACTGCTTCCGCAGGAACTAACAATACACAAATAGCTACTACAGCCTTTGTAACTGTTGCTGCCGCAGTGATGCCAACAGGGTCAGTTTTACAAGTGAAAGCCTTTTACCATGATGGTATTGACGATTCAACATCCTCCACTCATGTGTTTGGTGGATTAACTGGAACAATTACACCCTCAAGCTCATCAAATAAAATACTTGTAACTATGAATGTCAACTGCGAAACAGTGCCAGCGTTTGGTAATACTCCATTTATGGTTACAGCCTTTAGGGGGTCGGGTTCTATTGGGGCAGCAGCATCAGGGACTAATTTAGCCCCAGCTAACAGTTCAGCAAATGGGGGTTGGCAGTATGGGGCGCAAGCGGATAATATTCGAGGAATGGCTGCTTTTGACAACGATGGAGGTAGCAGTGAAAGTTCAGATGCAACTGTGTCGTTGAGCGCCTTAGATTCTCCGAATAGCACATCAAGCGTAGGGTATACAGTTGCGGCTCACAGAAGCACGAACAGTGGCACATTTAGAATGGGTGGTCGTGCAGCGCAATCATCAATGATATTAATGGAAATCAAAGGATAAATAGAATGAGTTTATTTGGAATGATTGCCTCAACATTACTTGGAGGTGTCGGTGCTTATCAACAGCAACGTAAGTATGGGGAAGCCCAAGATAGAATGTCTGATGCGGCAGATAGGGCAGCAAGAGAAGGGAAATACAAACCATTTGGTGTAACCTCTGGTGCTGGTAGTGCTTCTTTTAAAGATGGTAATGCTAGTTACTCAATGGATCCTCGTTACCGAGCGCAACAAGAACAGATGTTTGGTCTAGGTACTGATGCTCTTAACAGGGCTGGTGGTAACTATGACGACATGGCATCTGATATGTACAATCGACAGCGTAGCCTAGGTGCTGGCGGTAGAATGGCAGAGGCAACACAGCTAGGTAATCGTATGTTTGGTGCTGGTACTCAAGGGCTTAGGGTTGGTGGTGAGGCTCTAGGTGGTTCAGCAGATTCTGGTATGATGAGTCCAGATGGTTATGGTTTTGCTAGGGCTTTTGCACAACAAGATGCTATGGATCGTAGCAATTCTTTTGAACAGGCACAACGACAACGTGAGCGTGAGATTTCTATTGGTCAAGGTATGTTCAGTCAAGGTCAAGGCATGGATGCTAATGCTATGGCTATGATAGGGCTAGGTGGTGATCTAGGTTCACAGCAATCGGCAGCTAACAATGCAGCTATGCAGAACTATCTTAGTGGGCAGAGTAAAGCAGCAGGCTATACAAAAATGCGAGGGGATGCACAGGCTGGTGGTATAATTGGACTAGGTAATGGACTCAATAGTATGATGAGTGGTGGTAATAAGCCACCTACAGTACCAACCTCTCAATACATGGCAACCCCAACAGGTCAGAATAGAATGGCAAGTTACAATTCTATGGGCAGTGGTGGTATGTACCCTAATAGCTATGGCGCACCGACATATTCTCAGTATGCAAATACTCCTCAAGGTCAGAATAGAATAGGAAGTTATAACTCTATGGGAGGAATATCTCCTTTAGGACAGTGGTCTGGCGGTGGAACTACAGCAGCCACTACTACTCCTAGATACTCTGATAATATGTATTCAATGTTCCCTAGGAGATAATTATGGCTAGTGATGTAATGAGTTTATTTGGTATGGATCCTAATGTGATCCAACAGAATCGTGTACAGAGTGGTGTTGATACTGCTGCTCGTATGAATCCAGAGTTTGCTATTGGTGCGGCTGGTGGGCAGATGATGGGGTCTGGTCTTAGTTCTCTATTTGGAAGGGAGTCGCCTGAGATGGCACAGGCTTCTAGTGTACAGAGGGCTATGCAAGGGGCTGACATAACTACTGTTGCTGGTCTACGTGCTGCTGCTCAAGAGCAAATGATGGCAGGTAACTATCCACAGGCTATGGCATTACACGCACAGGCTAGGGATATGGAGGCTTCAGAGAACAAAGCACCTAGCGTATCAAATCAGAAGACCTACATAACACCTGATGGTAAAGAATTAGTGGGATATGTAGTGGATGGTGTACCTTCCTATCGTAAAGATGGAGCATGGATTCCTCTACCTGATGGATATACAATAAAAGATACCAGTAAGCTTAGTCCTTTTAATATAACTGGAACTAATATTGATGAGGCTCTTGTTGAGATGGATAGGATTGGTATTGACTTAGGTAGAAAAGATAAAAACTCTGCTGCTAGGTGGATTGCTAATCGTAGCGAATCATTACAACGTGATAACTTAATGCGGCCTAATGATGCATTGGCTGAGGCAACCCGTGAGGCACAGACTAATTATATAGAAGATGGTTCATTCTTTGGTCTGATGGATGATACTTGGAATCCTCCCACTGCTGCTCAACCTGCTGCTCAAACTGCTGCTGGTGCTGTTCCTGCTGGGTATGAAGTTATTACTTATAATGGTAAGCAATATGCTAGGCATAAAACAGATAAGACTAAGCCAATAATTTCACTGTAAGGAGAATATATATATGGCGACTCCTACATGGGATGAACTATCACAAAATACTACAGCCTCTGTTGCTCCTACATGGGATGAACTATCACAAAATATGCCACCACCTGTAGAGCAAGAGCAAGAGACATCTTTTGGTAAAGGATTTGTTGAAGGTGAAAGCTGGACTCAACAGGCAGGTGATCTTGTAGGTGCTGTTACTGGTATGGCCCCTCTTATTACCTATCGTGATGAGGATGGTTATGGTCTAGGTTATAAATCAACAGAAGAAATATATGGTGAAGGATTTGCTGATGCTTCTTTTGATGAAAGACGTAAGATGATAACAGATGAAAGGGCGCGTAAGATAGAAGAAGATTATGGTGACGTTGAAGGGAGTACGTTTGGTAATATTGCAGGTATGTTGTTTGATCCCACAACTGCTCTACCTGTAGGTGCTACCTACAAAGGCATGGCTGCTATCGGTGGTGCTGTAGGGGGCACTTACTCAGCTACAGATCAAATGCTTAATAAGGGTTCTGTTGACCCACTAGAGGCAGGACTACATGCTGTAGGTGGTGCTGTACTAGCCCCTGTTGGTGGGTATGTGTTCAATAAAGTAGGTGGAAAGATAACTGAAAAGATTGCTGTAAAGAGTGCTAACAAAGCAATAGACGATGTGAATACATATATCTCTCATCATATATCTCTTGGTGCTACAAAAGCAGGAGCCACAAAGATTGCTCTTGAGCGTACAGGACTAACTCCTGATGGTGTAACTAAGGCAGAAGTATTAGCTAATAGAACAGTACATATTCCTAAGAAAGCAGAAGCTGTGGCATTAAAAGAAGTAGGCAATAAAGTAAAAGCTACTAGCAATTTGTTTGAAGGAATCTCTTCTCGTATAAAAGAACACTCACCAAGGCTATGGCAAGTTCTTAGATCCTTTGAAGAGAAGCAAGCTATTGAGTTATCCACAAGAAAGAAAGAGTACATTGAACCTTTTATAAAATCATTGAAAGGGTACAGTGATCTAGAGTTAGTACCTATACATAATCACTTAATGAATAGAAACTTTGCAGCAGCAAAAAAGTTAATGACTAAGGGTGGAGAACCTGAGTTAACAAGACTTAATAAAATGATGAAAGCTGATGGTAAAAAGTTTGAGAAGATAGTAGGAAATAACTATAAGGCTCTTACTAACTACTTCCCCCGTAAGGTAAAAGATTTAGATGGCCTACGTGCTGCGTTAGGAAGAAAAAGCGCAACAGCAGCATCAGGTTTAGACGATAGGATAGAAAAGATACGGATAAAGGAAGGGGTTAAAACTGTACAGGAGATTTCTCAAAGGGGAATGACTGAGGCTGTAACAAAAGCAGTTAATATAGCCTACCCTAAAGCGTTAGGTGGTGCTAAAGCCTCTCGTACTGTTGATAAAGTTCCTTTAGAGTTAATGAAATACTACGAGGATCCAGCTACTTCATTATTAAAATATGTTGAGTCTTCAACTAGGGCTTTTGGAAAGACTGAGTTATTAGGCAAAGGACTTACACAAAAGAAAAGTGATCCTGCGGCTGAGTTATATAGAGTTCTTGGTGAAGAGAAACAAAGAGGACGGATCAGCACTGCACAGTTTGAGGACATTAAAGAGTTAGTTCGTTCTAGGTTTACTACTGGTGAACAATCTATGAACTCTACTTTAGCTGCTATTAAAGACATAGGTTACATGGCTACACTAGGACAGCTAAGGTCAGCAGCTACTCAGATAAAAGACTTAGGTACATCAGCTTACCTCCACGGGGTAATGCCTACTATCAAAGGGGCTTTGTCTGTAAGGAGTAACATACTTGACAAGACAGGTCTTGCAGATACTGTGTCAGCAGAAATGGCAACCAGCCAAGGCACTACTAAGTTACTTAACTCAGTGCTTAAGCTGAGTATGTTTCGTGCTGTTGATAGGTTTGGTAAGCGTACACTACTTGAAGCCTCTAGGATTAAAGGGACTAAGTTAGCCTCCTCTCCTAAAGGGGTTGCTATTCTTAGAAAGAAGTATGGTGAGGCGTATGGTAATGACTTTGATAATTTAGTTACAAGTTTAAAGAATGGTACTGATGATGAGTTAACTAGCTTATACAGGTTCCATGAACTATCCGATACACAACCTGTATCTCTTCTTGAGATGCCTAAGATGTATTTAGATATGCCTAATGGTAGAATATTCTTTGCACTAAAATCATTTGCTCTTAAGCAGTTAACTCTTTTACATAACGATGTAATTAAAAGAGGTAAGGGTGGTGACAAGAAAGGTGCTGCTCTCGCTTTAACTAGGTATGCTGCTATGATAGGTATTGCTGGTGGTACAGTCGATGAAGCTAAAGAGGTTATGGCTGGTGGATCATTTGATCTTGAGGAGATTCCTGAGAAGGTCAAAGACAACCTACTATCAATGGTATTCTTAAGTAAGTTTGCTATCGGTGATATTTCTAAAGGAGATTTCAGTTCTGTTGTAGGTGATATAGTAACTCCCTCAGTAGCACCTTTAGAGGCTACTATTCAAGACACTGTTAGATATTATAATGGTGTACCAATAGGGGAGAGTGAGCAACCTGTTAACTTAATCAAAACATTCCCAGTTATAGGCAGGATTATTTATGATTTGGCTTTAGGTGGTAAGGAGAAGGATGAGGAAAGGAAGCAAAGAGATTACATGGAAAGTCTAAGGGAGTAATAAATAAGGGGGCTTGATTGCCCCCTATAAAGTTTCCTAGGAAACTATTCTTTCTTAAGGTTCTTACGTTTAGGTTTCTCTTTAAGAGGAGGTAGTCCCTTAACACTTCTCATGATAGTAGCCAGTGCAGATTCAGTTACCTGTACTGTCCTACCACTAGTGAGTGATATGTTCCTAGCTTCCTCATCAATAAATACTACTTGGTTAATATTCAACCAATGTTGATTTAACTTTAGCCACATTTTCCCTCCAACTCAAACTCTATTAGCATATCAATACAGTGCTTGGCCTTAGCTAGGTCTTGCAGTGGCGTACCCTTGTCCAGATAACGAGTCACATACTTGATTGCTGTATGCTGTAAAGCATTCAACTCATTAGCCATAGAATACTGCATAGGCTGTATAGCTAGGTTAGTGTAGTGATCACCTCCAACTTGAGTGTCACTTGCTAACTTACGCATATCAAACAAAGGTTCTATCTTTGTAAAATCTCTTTCTTCAATCATAGTCTTCCTCCCATTCATCATATAAAGTTTTCTGCCAGTTAGACTCATACACCTGAGACTCTATCCTAACAAAGTTTCTTTTGATAACATCTTCAAACCTATTGACTATATCTTCAGCTTCTAATTGCAGTACATCAACAAGGATAACCTCATCCAACTGCTTCAAGCGACCTTTCAACTCTTCCAAAGTTAGAGCCATAAGTCCTCCGTAGATACGCCATTGATACAGGCAACTCATCAAAGCTACCATCATGTACATCATTGAACACCCATAGACCAGACCATGATCCGTTAGTCTGAGGGTTAAGGTATGACTCGTCATGTTGATAGTAGATACCAGCAAACAGACCTGTCATATTTAAACCATCAGCCCTACGTGCATAAGCTATGTCTCTATCTTGGACATGGCCCATGACACAACTCATGTACTTCTTCTGTAGCAGTAGCTTGGCAGAAGACACTGGCCTACCCATAACACCAGAGGTAAAGTAGTGACAGTATGCCACACCATCTATGACGATAGGGTCTAAGAAGTCTTGCACTTCCCATCCTTTAAGATCAAGATCAGCAAAACTAATCAGACCATCTAGCTTTGAGTCGTGTTCAATAGCACGTTCAATACGATACTCATGGTTGCCTAGTAAGTATACTAAGCGAGGATTCCATTGCTTTTTCTTTCCATGCTTAAGACGTAACTGTTCTCGTTTGATAGGTGCTAGGAACATCTTCATTGCTTCATTACCTGCTGCAATGTCCTTAGTGTAACGCCTACCTTCAAAACTCTTAGTCCCTACATCATAGCTGCTAAGACTTGGCATGTCCCAATGATCACCTAGATGTACGATCACATCAGGTTTCATCTTAACTGCATAGTGTCCAGCCCATGTCATATGGTCATAGTTAGAATCAGGTTTGCTCTGAGTATCTGGTATAATTAGATGTCTCATTTCTTCTTCCTCTTAGTTCGTTCTTCTCGCTCATCACGGGTCTTAGTCCCATGACATGCATAACATAGAATCTGATACCCATCTTCCTCTAAGAACATACGAGTGATGTAGGTATTCCAATCTATGAACCCTTGTGAAGGATCGACAACAGGGTTAATGTGATCAACAGCAGCATTATTCCTACGTCTTGACTGACCCCTAAGAGGTGGCAAAGTAGCAGGGCCAACAGTACCACAGCCAGCACATAAGTACCTCCCAGTAGAAACTCTAGCAGATTTCTTAACATCAGCTTTGACACCCCATTTACTATGCGCTCCACGTAGAGCAGAGATTATGAAAGACTTGTGTCTAGCTTCTGTCCATCGTCCGTTGTTACGGGTCTTGGCGGTTGCCATATCTCATCATCCTCTCTGCGTAGGTGCAGTAGTATTCCATTTTCAATAGCACGTTCTTCACTACCAAGTTCTTCAACACATGTAGCATACATTTCTAACTCAGTCTTACCTTCCAATAGCTTTGCAGCTTTCTTAGGGCCAACGCCATAGACACCTTTGATGTTGTCAGCGTTATCACCTACTAGGAATTGCATATAGAAATTATACACAGCCTCCTCCTTGGTAATATAAAAGAGTTCCTTCTTAACGAAGTTGTAATGCCCACACACA